CGCATAAGTAGGCATCCTCAAATGAAATCTCCGAGCAACACCACGCACTAGAAGTGAACCCTGCGCCGCCATCACATATTCCGAGTAGCGGCGGCGAAGAAAATGTCACATTAGCGCAGAATACATTCGGATCAAGGTCTTCGCTGGAAAAATTAGAGATTGGATCGTCTTGACACTCGCACTCATTAATTCGATTGGGGCATGGCATTAGCGACATAAATCACCTTAACACACGATCCCCTCATAAGGAGTCTTGCCCTTGTCATTGGCGTAAACCAATAATCCGCGCACCCTGGCCCAACCTTTTACCACGAGCTTGATCTGAAACTGATACCCCAAAGTACTTGGCCGACCACTCTGCTTCACGCATCCCGACACGGGTTTCGGCAACATCATCGTGGCCTTGAACGACTCACAGTAAGGCTGCTTCGGGTATTGATCCAGCCCGCACGGATTGTCTATGTCCTCAGTGCAATCTTTGGCCGTGCATTCCTGCCATTTATGCCACGGGAAATAGCAGGGATACTGGTCGGGACGGTAGTAAGCCTCAAACTCCACCTTGCCTAAAATCTTGTCCACCCAAAGTTCTAGCGTATCGAGTTCCTTCAATCGAAACGGATCACCCCAAGTAAAGCTTGGCGTCTCAATCACCATCGAAATACGCCTATCCCCGGCATCGAACCTCTGGTCTTGAGTAAGTTCCCAAATCTCGATCTCGCCTGTCTTGGAAACGACAGCAGCAAAGGCACGCTGCAATCCGCCGAAGTCGCCTTCGTAAAGTTGCAGGAAGTTCAGCCCTTCATACATTCCCTCCCAAGCTGGCGGAAGCTTTTCTTCCAAGGTGCTGATAAGGTCGAAGTCCAGTGGAAGAATACCGCGATGAGCAACGCCGACAGTGGATTGATATGGCAACGCTGTCTGTAAGAGGCGGTTATTGAATTCGATTCCACTGGAGTAACGAAGTAACGCACGATCATTGAACCGCAACACTCGATTCTCATTTCGCGAAATAGGGGTGTTTCCCCACTGCTGGAAATATCGCTGAGAATACGTGAAACTGCGAATTCCCGGCTCAAGTGTCTGGTAAAACAAATCGCCGTTCACCACCACGTCACTACGATCCCCAACTGGCCCGTATCGAATCTGGGCAATCGTCTGCAAGGGTTGTGCATTGCTGAAATTCGGATCACTCCAATCATCACGAGTCACCGGCACGTTCAGCCGATAAATTGACTTGGTTGTGCCGATCAGCATCCGGGCCTGTCCAAGCTGAGTGTCGAGTTCGGCGGTATGGGCCAGCATCCGAATGTTGCCCGCGTTGCTTGGCACCGTCAGACCGTCGCCGCTCAAAGCGAAAGGATTCTCGGTTGTAGAAAGAATTCCGTAAATGCCGCCTTTAATGTCCCCGGCAATGTAGGTGCGCCCTCGTGCATACCAAATCCGGTTCATGTAATAATCCATGGCACCAGCAGATGGGATTTGATTATTCACGTCTCCAGGCGCGATAAATCCACGGGAACGAACCAAAACTCCACCATCCCAGAACAATGGATTCGTCGGACTGCCTGAGGCATAATCGCCAGCCTGAATCACGAGGTATTGTTCCGCTTGAACGAAATGGAATAGCGGCTGATTGACTGGCATGAACAGTCCAAATGCAGCGGAAATGTCTGTGGCGGCGTAAGTATTGAGATCAACTTTCCAGATGTGTCCGCCGATGGCGATCACCAGATACGGATCACTATCATCAGTTGGCGTGTAGATGTAGCCGCCTTGGAATAATCCGCTCCATGGTGCGCCTTGGAATCGCGGCGTCCAGCCGGTTCGGACGTTGATACCGCCGCCGCGACAGGTTCCGTTGACTAAGAAGGCGAGTTGGTTTGGTTTTAGTCCATGAGGGTTTCCGGGACCGGCGATAGTCGTGGGGCGGCTTGAGTCTATGCCGGATGCCCAGTCCAACTGTCCTGTCACGAGTCTCTCACCGTTTGCCATTGACACACCCCATAACTCAGACCAGCGTTTGACGCAACTGCAATATGGCAAAAGCTAAAGCTCAACCGACCTTCTTAAAATATGGAATCAAATGGAAGGTTGGCGTTAGCCCATTAGCCATTGAGTTCTACTGCATACGAAATCACGTCGCATGGGGATTGAATCTTTTCCAGCATTATGTCAATGCTCAGGCGCTACTGTGGCCTAATCTTCAGCATCACCGATGGTCCAATTTGATCCTGAAAACCATCCTTGAAGAACGAGTTACGATAGTCACAGGGCCAAAAGACTGCGTTGCTGGACATACCAGAATTCTGAACCCGATCACAGGCGAGCAGCCAACTATTCAGGAGCTTTACGAAAAACAAATTGCGCCAACTGTGATGACACTTGATGGTCCAGCCGTTGCCGAAGTTCCGTTTCTTAAAGGGGAAGCGGAGTTATTTGAAGTGACTTGCTATGATGGAAGCAGGTTTACGGCGACTGCGAGGCACGTTGTTTTGACCGATTGCGGTTGGGTGGATAATAAGGATGTCCGGGCCGGAACGCGACTTGTCGGATACGAGCGCGTCCAGCCTTCGACCACTTCGGCATTTTGCCCTTCCGCTCCACAGCCAAATGCCTTCCGTTTGAATAATAGAGTTCCAAATTTTCTGGTCGATTATCGTGACGTATCCGATTTTTGTGATGAACCACTTCGGATGGCAGAAGAAACCGGCCAATCAATCTTTCCATCACAAGCCGATGCTCCCGAACACATCTCTTGTTATCGGCATATGGATGGAACGGACTATGGACAAGGACATACCCCGATTTATCAAGATTCCGACCGCCTTTCCATCTCGGATTATTTGCCCCAGAAAAGTTCGGGGTCCAATCTTTTCGGATTCCGTTTTTCTCCAAAAACGATTTCACATGGCGCTTATTCGTATGCACGACACGCGCAATTCCTGAAAGCGTCGCGCCTTTCTGCACAGCCATCCTCAGAACCAAGTCTCGATTTATCTCGCAAGCATTCATTGGGAAATTATAAGGTCCGAGTGAAGGTGGTGAAATCAATAAAAAGCATTGGCATTGGAAAGTTTTACGACATAACCGTTCCTGAAATTCACCATTATTTCGCTGAAGGAACGATTCACCACAACACCGGCAAGACGCACGTAGCCTTGGCTCGGTTTGGCCTGACGGATTACTTCGCATACCCAAACAACACCCTGATTCTGGTTTCTTCCACGGAATTAAGAGGTCTGGAAACGCGCATCTGGGGCGAACTAAAAATGATGTTCAGCCAAGCCAAGGAACGATGGCCATGGCTTCCCGGAAAGGTCGTGGACCATATGCACGGGCTGTTCACTGATGACTTGGGTGAAAACTGCGACGTGCGAGATATTCGCAAAGGAATTTTGTGCGTTCCCTGTGTTGGCGGTTCCGGTGAGTGGGTTGGTATTGAGAAGTTCTGCGGCATTAAGCAGGAACGGCGACGCCTCTTGGCCGATGAGTTGCAGTTTATGAAGGCTCCCTATTTGACTTCCGTGGAGCATTTGGACAAGGGCGATTTCAAGATGGTGGGCTGCAATAACCCTATCGGCATGGGTGATCCGGCTGATAAAATGTCCGAGCCGATAGAGGGGTGGGGAACCGAACCGCAATCAGAAAAAACCGAGACGTGGCGAAACAAATGGGGCGGCGTAACGATCAATTTAGACGGCAGGGACAGCCCGAATAATGATGAGCCAAAAAACAGCTACTCTTATCTGATAAATGAGGACGATATTCAGCGCACCCTGAAGCGTTGCGGGCCTGATTCAAGCGCCTTTTGGACCCAGGTAATCGGAAAGAGAAAAGTCGGATTGCTGGAACATCGCGTTTTGACTTATGCGATGTGTAAGACTTTCAAGGCTTTCGATGACGTAATTTGGAAAGGTGTCGAAGGCCGGTTCAAAGTTTATGGCATTGATGCCAGCTACGGCGGGGATCGTTGCGTTGGCGGGTGGGCTGAAGTCGGTCAAGACATTAACGATGTGTGGGTAGTATCCTTCAATGAACCTGTGCTCATTCCGATCAAAATGAGTGAATTGGAAAAGAAGATTGCCGAAGACCAGATCGCCGAATTCGTCCGAAAGGATTGTGAGCAGAACATGATCCTTCCCGAAAATGTCTTCTTCGATGCCACTGGCAGGGGTTCGCTTGGAACCAGTTTTGGAAGGCTATGGAGCGCCATGGTAAATCCAGTGGAGTTTGGCGGAACTCCTACGCCAAGGCCGGTTGCGGGGGATATGTTCATTCTCGATCCGAAGACCAAGCAACGCCGCCTTAAACGATGTGACGAACACTATTCCAAGCGCGTCACGGAGTACTGGTTCAGCGTGCGCTACTTGGTGGAGTCCGGGCAATGCCGGAACATGCCCAAGGAAGTGGCTGAAGAATTTGGGATGCGGGAATGGTATCCAGTCAAAGGGGACCGCAAGGAATTGGAAATCAAAGAGGAAACCAAGACTCGCATGGGCTGCTCCCCGGACTTGGCGGATTGGGCGTGTATCGTGGTTGAAGGAGCACGGCGGCGTGGATTCTCAATCAAGCACGGAGAATTCGTCCTAAACAAGAAGTCGGCAGAGACATGGAAAAACGATCTCAGGAAGCGCATGGAAAAAATTCGTTCCAGATATGAGTTGAACTATTCCGCCTGAACTGGCATTGGTTTAACAGTTGAACATTTTAGACAATAAAGCCGGGAGATGTGGGTGCAAATCCCACCAAGTTTCGGTTGGTTCTTGTGGTGTAACAGTAACAAGAGTGTCGCCCGGAGAGAGCGATAGAAAAACCAACCATATCTAATGGCTGCGGGCGCATTTTTGAACTCGGTGATTAGGGAAACTATCTCCCGTCGTGCTTTGTTCCCGAAAAAGGATTTCATTATTCCCGAAAGCAGCCTGTTCGACTTCTCCCGCATCATTGAGCATGTGCGCTTCATATCCGAAACATCCACTTGGCGAGAACGTAAAAGGAAACTATGGCGACCCTGAATGATAGAATATGTAAACATTGTCAATGGTGGAACGACCTTTCATCTCGGACGACCACTCCGGTTACGGTACCAAGAAAAATATGGGAAGGAGGGGAAAAGTTAAACGAAGAAGAAAAAGTAATTCTGGGACAATGCCATCGCCATTCCCAATCTTTCCCCGGCAGACGCGAAGACGATTGGTGCGGAGAGTTTGATCGAAAATGGATTTCGCTAGAAGAAAAGGACACAAATGGCCCAACTTAAAAGCAGACAAAATCAAATCCCCAATGGCTTCAAATACAGACAGGCCGAGACGGGATGGACAGCCCCGCCATGGTCATCCTTTGAAACCATCGTGCGCGGCGTCATGGCTCATCGGATGGGAAATCCCGCTCTGGCTCGAAAGCACAAGTGGGCCATGGACTATGAAACCGTGGCTTACGAAGTGGACCTTTACAATGCCGCCCTGTGCGAGTCTCACGGCTGGCTTGATTTCGTTGTCAGCAAGAATTCCGAACCCCCAAAATTTCAGCCCCTACAGAGCGAACGTCCCGGTGCGGGTTTTGTGGGGGCCGTTAAACGCAGCGTCACCGGGATCAAGAGCGTAGCCGAATGGCTTGGGAGCGGGTTAAAGCCTGTGGCGCAAGATGTAGCAGAGAAACGTGCTTACACTTGCGCCAAAGAACCAAGAGTGGATCAGGCTGGAAACCCAATCCAAGATGGAAATGGAAATATCATAATCGGTTGTCCGCTCAATGTAAAAGGCAACTGGCTGCAAAAGCTTGAGGCGAACGCGGCGGATAAGGTTCGATCCTTGATGGAAGTCAGGAACGATTTGAAGTTGCGCACGAGTAACGATTCCAACCTTGGAAGCTGTGCAGCGTGCGATTGCGCTCTGCAACTCAAAATATGGCAACCGATGGATTTGATCCAGAAGAATACCAATCAGGAAACGAGAACTAAATTGGATAGGTCGTGCTGGATTTTGAAAGGTGAATGATGAACCACCCTGATGTGTTGAATGAATTAGAAAAACAAGTTTCTTTAGTGGCGACACTTCAAACAGTCAATATGACCGATCAGGAAAAGCTAGATTTTAAACAGAAATGGCCTTGGGCCGATTTAGTGATAGGAGACTTTGAAATTCGCGTTATAAATCGAGAGAAGTACGGACTCGATCCCCAATGACCGTCGTAATCCCATTCCATCGTGGCGACGTTCACTTGGCTCTCAGCCTTTTGGAGTGGATAAAACTTCTCGGCAAGCATCCCACTCATAACTGTCTGCTGGTCGTCGATTGCGCCATGGAATGGGGTTCGTCGATGGACGCGCTCAATCTCGCCAATGGAATCTTTCGCAGCACTTCCTTAATTACGAATGACAAACCGACCGAAGGCTGGATTCCAGGCTCCTGCTCCCTGTTCGCCGCTGCCGCCCAGCACATGGAATCAATCGGAGAGCCTTTCCTTTGGGTTGAGCCGGATGCAACGCCGCTTCATAAGGGCTGGCTGGATGCCATCTCCGCCGCCTATCAGCAATGCGGCAAACCGTTCCTTGGCTCACTGGTCACTCACAGCCTTTCCAATCGCCCAAACCCGTACTTCGAGGGATGCGGCGTTTATCCGGCCAATACGTGGAGTCGAATAAAGGACAAGTTCATCTTGGAAGAATCTTGGACTCTTTGGTGCGCCGAAGAAGTTGTTCCGCACGCCGTTGATTCGCCATTGTTCCAGCACTTCTGGGGCGTGAAGGATTTAGCGCCTACGTTCGTTGCGCAACGGAAATCGGATTCGCCAGTAAATGCTTTGACCCTGGCAGACGTTCGGCAGGGGGCGGCGCTGTTCCATCGGTGCAAGGATCAATCGCTTATCCGATTGGTAAGGCAAAAATTATTCCCCATGGAACAATCCAGATTTGTTGTAGTGCTTCCATTCTGTTCAAAAGACGGAAATTTAATGCTTAAGTTGCTGGATTGGATGCTTAAAATAGGAATGGAATCAAAGGGAGTTTACCCAAATGATACAGTCCTGTTGGCTCACGATGGTTCTTCTGCTGTTTCGCAATGTCGTTCTATAGCTAGGCAAGCCTTCGGAGAGGTAATAGAATTCAACTACCCTAATCCACCCCAAGCCACTCATCCCCAAGCCCCAAATCACGTCTTTCGTGAAGTGGCCAAGTTCGTGCAAAACAAAGTCCAACGCCCATGGCTTTGGTTTGAGCCTGACATGGTTCCGATCAAGCGAGGCTGGCTGGACACGCTTCAGCAGGCTTACAAAGCTGGTGGAATGCCATTTTTCGGATCGATAGTCCCTGGCATGGGTCACTGTAACGGTACCGGCATCTATCCCGCCAACACCTATTCCCGATGCGCTGGATTGAATGTTCCAAACGGAGACGCCTTCGACACTTGGATTCACACTTTCACCAAAGGCCAAGTGATGGACGGCACAGCCCTGATGGCTCACGGTTGGGTGCAGGAGAACGGAAAGCTGCAACCGCATGGCGCAGGCGAACTGCCGGTCTTCAAGACTGTGGCCGATGTGCAACGCATCCCGTCAACTGCCGTCACGTTTCACCGCGATAAAACCTTGAGCCTGATTGATCGACTTAGCGAAATGGGTGTTGCGTGAACACCTGCCAAACCTGTTTATTTTGGACACCCAACCGACCGGAATTAAAAGCTGAAGATGGAAAATCCGAATTCTGCCTCCATCCCAAGCTTTCCATCAAAACGGAAATCGACTTCGGTTGCACCTTCCATTGCGGACCAAGTGACACCGCCGCCAATGTCCCAAACCATCTCAAAGCTGCCTCCATGACCGATCCGAATCCAAATCCAATCGACGGCCCTGTTGAAATCCTGATCGTCACTTACGCCAAGGATTGGGATTGGCTGGTCTATGCCATGCGTTGCGCCAGAAAGTTCCTGAGTGGTTTTCAAGGCATCACGATTGCCCATCCCAAGACCGATGAGGAACGGTTCAAGACTCTCTTACATCAATTCGATGTGCGCCTGCACGGCTACAACGAAATTCCCGGCAAAGGGATGTTGCAGCATATGATCAAGATGGCTGAGGCGGACAAGATTGTTCCATCGACGACGAAATATGTCCTGACGTGCGATGCGGATTGCATGTTCCATATGGCCACTTCCCCTGCCCATTATTTTTGGGAGGACAAGCCCTATTGCATTGTTCGTTCGTGGGAGAGTCTGACCAGTGAAGACCCTCGCCATCCCGGCACTAAAGTTGTCTCGGATTGTCTGATGTGGAAAAAGCCGACTGACCGGCAGGTTGGATTCGACACGGATATTTTCGGGATGTGCATGAACACGATTGCTTTCCCCATCGACTTCTTCGCCAAATATAGAGCGCATATCGAAAGTGTACACAACCGGAAGTTTCAAGACTTCATGCTGGATGGCCAGAACTCGTTTCCTCAGTCCAACATGGATTTTACCGCCATGGTGGCATACGCCTATAAGTTCATGCACGACCGCTTTCATTGGTTCCATGTTGAGACCCCGCCGTATCCAGTGGACCGCAAGCGAGCGTTTTGGAGCCACGGCGGACTTAACCCCGGCATCGTGGCTGAAATCGAAGGCTTCCTTGCCAAATGAAAATTCTGGTCTGCGTAATCACCTATAATTGCGCGGGCATCATGCCATGGTTTCTGCGCCATTACGAATCGTTCGCGGACACGATCTGGGCGTGGGACGACAAGAGTGACGATGGCACCGCCGAATTGCTCAAGGCTCACCCGAAAGTTTTCCTGAAAGATTGGGCCTTTGAAAGCGGCATCAACGAAGACGTGTTTCTTAAATTTACCTACGACACTTACCCGGAAGCGGCTGGATATTTTGATTGGGTGATATGGGTTGACCCGGACGAGTTCATTTACGCGCCCAATGTGCGCTCCGTGCTGAACGGAGTCCCGCACGAGTGCGAATTGGTTTTAACCAACGGATTCAACATGATCGGCGACGGGCTTCCAAAGGATAACGGCCAACAGATTTGGAAGCTATTGACCCAAGGCGTTCATTCCCAGGTTTACAGCAAGCCGGTGGTGTTTCGGCCTGAGTGCAAGATTCGATGGGTACGAGGCAAACATAGCACCGAAGGCGTCACCTTGCGCCACACCGCCAAGCCCTTGTTGAAGCTTCTCCATTATCGATATTTGGGCGGGCAATACACCGCTGCCGGGAACGCCAAGAACTATGCCCGATGCGGGCTGACCAACGGCGACAAGGGCGCGGCATGGACTTGCCATCCTGATTTCAAAGGACCGCACAGTGCGGAATGGGCGGAAGCGATGAAGCATCACGCTTACGATGTGATTAACACGCCATGATTTCGCTTGGTCATCTGGACTTGAATGTGGTTGAAAATTGCAACTTTCGCTGCACGTCTTGCAGTCACGTTTCCCCGCTGAACACGCCATGGTCAATGCCGATGGATATGATTGAACGCGATCTGTTGGCGCTAAAACCGTTCGTCCAATTCCAGGCTATCAATGTTTTGGGAGGAGAACCGCTGTTGCATAAAGAGATTGTGGAAGTGCTGCGCTTGGTGAAACGAATTGGGGTTCATGTCCGGCATATGGTTGTCATCACCAACGGAAGTTTGCTCGCCCGGATGCCGGAAGATTTCTGGAATGAACTGGATTACCTGCAAATCAGCATCTACGCCAAGCTGGATTTAGCCAATGTCGAGTTGGCCAAATGCAAGTCCGATCAATACCAATTCGGACTCGGCACAACGGTTTTCACCCATTTCCATAAACAATTTAGAACCGTTCCAAATGACGGATCGCATTTCATGTCGTGCCATTGGCGGACGAATTGCCATACCGTTCACCGGGGCCACTTCGCGCTTTGTCCGCAATCATTGTTCTTTCCTCGCGCTGAGAATGAAGACAGATTCGGGGACTGCCTTCCCTTGGAAGGTTTGACCGAAGATAAATTGAACCGATTCCTAAATCGAACTGAGCCTCTGAAAACCTGCCAGCGATGTTGCGCCAATGAAATGAAGCCGGAACCATGGCGCGAAAGTGCCAAGGCTGATTGGCTGAAAGATTCGACCCAATGAGCGATATAGCGTATGGGGCATTGACCCCAGTGGACATAAGCGTGCTGGAATCGGTGCTGTCATGTTACTACAATCCCAACCATGAACCGGATGGAATTCCGCATTACCGAATCTTGGAGATCGGAATATACGAAGGGAAAACCGCTCAAGGAATAAAGGCTTTCATGGATCAGAGGGGAGCGAAGCTGGATTATTGGGGAATAGACTCCGGGGCCATATGCTCACCGAAGCCGCCATTTGAAGGAGCGCACCTGATAATAGGTGATTCAGCCGAATCATCCCATCTTGTGCCGGATGATTTCGACATTATTTTGATGGACGGTTGCCATTGCCTTAACCACGTCATGCTGGAACTGATCCACTACGCTCCCAAAGTGGTTCTTAACGGTTTCATCCTGCTACACGACATTTCCCCAGAGATACAGCACAAGATGAAAGATCCACACGGAGAAGGCATTCCAGAATTTCAAAGCGCCGTAAACAAAGCCATTGGAATGGTTGGCTTTCCGTTCCTGGGTTGGGAGCTTTGGCGCAAGGATTGGTTGCCGGGATGCGCTTACGGTGGTATGGCTGCTTATCGAAAGACTTATGGGACGAAGAACTGACTGGATCGAATTCACGCTAACCATAGGCTGTAGCCTGCTTTGCGATTATTGTCCGCAACCGCTGCTCTACAAGCGTTACAAGGAATCCGGTTCAGCTAAGAAGATGACAATGGACACCTTCAAGTCCATTCTCGATCATTTACCATTGAATCATGTTGGCGTGGACTTCTCCGGTTATGCTGATCCCTGCCTTCACCCGGAATTCATCGACTTCTTTCAGGAAGCCCGCCGCCGCTGCGATGTTGTCAGCCTTTACACCACCTTTGAAGGCTTGAGCAAGGCGAACTATGACATTCTCAAAACTATCCCGTTCGAGAACTTGAGCGTGCATCTGCCGGACGTGGCTGAAATGGTTCACGTCAAATGGACGGACGATTATTGGAAGATTCTCCGCGCTCTCGTGGATGATCCGCCAAAATGCCGTGTTCAGGACCGAATGACAGTGAAAGGACCATTGCATCCCGATTTGGCGTTCCTTGATCCGGTGAGAATCATGGGAATACAGCCGCGTTCAGGCAATGTCCGGGCTGAATTGAGTCGCCATGAAACGCCGCATCGCGCCCCTCTAAAGTGCGGACGTGGAACCAATCTGCGCCAGAATGTCTGCTTGCCGGATGGCAGCGTTTACCTGTGCTGCTGCGATTATGGCATGGCTCACAATCTTGGGAACCTGACGACAACCAATTTTATGGACATGGACATTGAGAGACTGAAGCTGATTGAACGGCAACGTAACCCGGATGATAAACTTTTGTGTTCTACTTGCGAATTCGCGGTTCCATTTGATCACCCAATGTAAATGACTGTCTGCCCCGAAAATGATCCGAAGGCATGGGGATCGCACTTGCCCGCGTTGCTATACGCTCTTTCCAAAACAGTTGGCGATGTGCTGGAAGTCGGCGTAGGCCACTTCTCCACGCCTGCTTTGCATAATTACTGCCTTGGCGCAGATCGCAATCTTGTTTCAGTGGAGGATAACCCGGAATGGTTTACTCATTTTAGGGACCGATACCAAAGATTTGGACACGCTTTTATTTCAGGCCCATACGATCAATCTATTCCTTTTCTGGCCAAGTCTGGATCATGGGCTGTAGCCTTCATTGATAATTCTCCCGGTGGAGCAAGGAGACGGGATGATTTCGTAAGCCTTCTTCCCGTCTCCAAATACGTGATCGTCCACGATTACCACTTGGAAAACGAGGATGCGATCAAGCCATTGCTAACCAATGTGAATCACTCGGTTTACACCGCCTATCAGCCTCCTACTTTAATTGCCAGCCTGACTGGTTCGGTGCCGATTCTCAAGTGATTGCCATCAGTTCTCATCGTCCCAATGCCTCCCCTCAAATCGAACGCAACCAAATCCGCGCCCATCGTAGCTGGCAGCAGGTCTTCTCGGAAATACTCTATTTCGGACCACCTGAACCATCGCTTTCCTGCCCCAGAACCGCCTTCATGGAATGCGAGAATTTCCCGTTCATCTCGGCGCTTTGCATGGCGGCTTCATTGACCGCTTCCAATGCCTGCATCCTGAACGCCGATATTGTCGTCAGTGACCGTCTGCCCATGGCGATCAATGCCGTGCTGATGAAGAAAGGCAATGCCGCCATCTCACGCCGATGGGAGTTTGAAGGCGACGACATATCCAGGGCAGCGTTAGTTGACTATGGCATAGACTTCTTTTGGGCCACTCCGAACATATGGCGGCAGGCATCTAAAGCTATCCCTGCGCATTACCGAATAGGCCATACCTCGTTCGACAACTGGATCATGTCATTCTTCAATACCGTGTCGCCGCGTGGCTGCTATGACATTACCGCACGAAAAGTTATCTATCACCCCAAGCATGAGGACAGGAAAAGGCCGCACCCAATTCAGGCTGTGGACGACATTTACACGCTTAACTGCGGCTGGCCGGTGTTGCGGTTATGATTGACGCCAAGGCGAGTCAGGCGTAAGGGTTGGCTTGTTGAACACGCGGCAAAAGCCTTATTACGAGAAAGACACATCAGACCAAGTTTGGTGGTGTAACACGCATCAACGAAGGGCGACAGAAATTTTGCATCGGGAAGGGATGCCTCCGCATCACTGCTGTAACGGAAGTGGCATATTGCTTCCATGCTCATGCGTGCGCTTGGATGGAATAGATGAACTTGTGGAAACCAAATGAAATTTGAAACCGCTACAAGCGTTGAGCAGGTTGTATGGGCCATGCGACTTGCGGATTTTCCGCGCTCCCTTAACCGCGCCAACATCAATTCGTTGTTCAACGGTGCTCCTCCATATTCTGCCGATGAAGTCAGAGACAACGGCGTAGCAGTAAACGTCAATTTCCTTGAAGCCCCAAAGCTCGCCCTTGATGCCCGTCGCCAATACTATTCCAATTTCCTGAAACCGGGACGATTCTTCTCCGCTCGAACCGATTATGGCCCACGCCATCGGCGGCAGGATTACTCCCAGATCGTCAGCACGCAGGTAAATCGGATTATGAAGCGGTCCCCGATTTACTTCGAGACGTTCCGAAGTCGATTTGCGCTCAACGTCCTGCATGGCATAGGACCTGCCGCTTGGGATAACTGCGATGCGTGGTGTCCAGACGCTTTGGGCGTGGAGGACGTGTTCATTCCCGCCAACACACTTCTGACGATGAAGAACCTTCCGTTCTTCGCCATCTACCGGCGTTACACCGCTAATCAGCTAATCAAGATGATTCGCGGGCCGCAGGTTGATCCAGGATGGAACGTGCCTTTGGTGGAGAAGTGCATCGAATGGGTGGATCAGGAATCCCAAACCTTGATGGGCAGTCAATGGCCGGAAATCTGGTCCCCAGAAAAACAGGAAGAACGAATTAAGGGCGACGGCGGACTCTACGCTTCCGATGCAGTCCCGACCGTGGACACTTACGACTTTTATTTCTGGAACGATGAAGGAAAAGAAGAAGGCTGGAACCGCCGCATGGTGATTGATGCTTTCGGAACTCCGGGCATTGGCGGCGCAGTCCGGTTGAACGAATTTCTGGAAAGCAAAAAGAGCAAAGGCAATTTCCTGTTTAATCCTGGCGAACGTAAGTATGCCTCTAAACTTTCCGAGTTAATCAGTTTCCAATTCGCCGATCTCTCCGCTGTTGCTCCGTTCCGTTACCATTCGGTGCGCTCACTTGGATGGTTACTCTATGCCGTGTGCCATTTGCAAAACCGATTGCGCTGCAAGTTCAACGAAGCCGTATTCGAGACGCTGATGTGTTACATGCGCGTTCAGTCCATGGACGAAGCGGAACGCGCTTTGAAGATCGAGATGATTTCACGCGGCATCATTGATGAGACGGTGAAGTTCATCCCGCAAGGGGAACGATGGAATCCGAATCAGGCGCTTGCCGAGACTGGCATCCTGCAAAACTCCGAAATCATTCAAGAGAACTCATCGTCATTCCGGCAGAATCAAAACTTCTCCGACCCAGGAAACGTGGAGAAGACCAAATTTCAAGTCATGGCCGAGATTAACACCACCACGGCCCTGATTTCGTCTGGGCTGCTTCAGGCGTATCGTTACCAAAATTTTGAGTATGAAGAAGATTTCAGGCGCTTCTGCAAACCCAATTCCCGCGACCCGGATGTTCGTGAATTCCGCAATAACTGCCTCAAAGCTGGCGTTCCAGAAAAGGTTCTTGTCCCCGAAGCGTGGGAGATCGAACCCGAACAGGTCTTGGGCGCAGGCAACAAAACCCTAGAACTCGCCATCGCCCAACAGTTGATGCAGTACCGCAATCTCTATGACCCTGCCGCGCAACGAAAGATTCTAAGAGATGTAACCCTTGCGATTACAGATGATCCGGGCAGAGCGAACGATCTCGTGCCGGAACAGGCCACGCCAAGCGCCGCCACGGAGGATGCGCAACGCTCCGCTTCTACGCTCCTGGCTGGATTGCCGATGGTGTTCAAGCAGGGCGTGGCCCACAACGAGTATGCCGGTGCGTTGCTCAATTCGATGCAGGTGGAGATCGGCAAGATCGCCCAGATTCAAGGCAACATGGCCACGCAAGACCAGATTTTCGGCCTGTTGGCCATTGCCGGGGAGGGGTTGAACGGAGAGCCAATCGGGCAGAATGGTATTTCACAGCACTTGCAGAAGTTGGCCGAAGACCCCGAAGCACAGCAGCAAGTCAAACAGATGCGCGATGTGCTCGGAAAACTGCTCAACGAAGTCAAAGGTTACTCGCAACGATTGCAGGAACAACGGCAGGCACAGCAACAAGGCGGAAGTCCTGAAGCTAATGCTGAGGCGCAAGCATCAGCGGCAAAAATTGCTGAAATTCACGCAACCGGCGAAGCCAAGAGGGAGACTGCGCGTAAGAGCCACGCCCTTAAAGCCGCTCAAGGACAGGTTAAATTCGACATGAAGCAGCACCAAGATCAAGAGAAGCATCAGCAGGAAATGGCCAAAGAAGCGGAGCGCATCCGACTTGAACAAGCTGCAAAGATTATTGATTTGGAAAACAAAAAGGCGTCTCAAGAAAAACCTGAAACTGATGCGTGATACCATAGATATAAGCCGAAGGCATACAGCTAAATTACGAAAAATGGGATGCTGTATAGAGTGCGGCTTAAGTGTTCCCGCATCGCAATCCAGATTTCAGCTAGATTTAGGCGAAAAACAATGGCTGTGTCTTAAATGCAACGAAAAACGCTGTGCTTACTCCAAGGAGAAATATCGTAAATCCATTCAAATCGGCTTATGCGGACAGTGCGGAAAAAGGCCACTTGTAACCGCATCTCTTTGTGAACCGTGTCGCATATTGGCGAATGCTAGACATCGCAAAGTTGAGGCTATTCTGATTTCTACTGGAAGATGCACTGCTTGCAGGAAAATTAACGATGGTCCTTTCAGGAAGTTGTTCAATGTGTCGAGAAATAGAAAAATTCTGGAAACAAAAAAGACGACAAAGATGAACGAATTTATGAGAATCACCGATGTTCACGGATGGGGCGCAACGTGCGTTAAATACGAAAAGGAAGACGTGGAGGAAATTTACCTGTTCCTAAAAGCCAACAAGTGGAATGTGAGCAAGGTTTTTACGTGTGTTTGGGAGGGCCGATTCAAAGATTCTCCCAGAGAGTTCGCCCCGCTGATAGTCGATTTGATCCAGAGGATCGCCGCCTATCGTTCGGACGATTTGAAGGATGTTTGGGATTCAATGGCTAAAGAATGTGCTGGACAACACGTCCAAACTTCAGCAATCGTCAATAACTGACTGATGCTGTCACCAAAATCCAGATTCCTGTCGCAACCCACTCAGGCGGAAATACATCGTGCTCTCGTCGTCAATGGCGGATTCAAGCACGCCGTCGATATGTCGCTCCTGGACTTGCTGGAACGGCTCACCGCTGCGCCAGCCATCGACATTCAATCCGCTGCTGCCAACTGGAACCAGATCGCCGGGGCGCATCGGTTTGTTAAAACGCTCCTGACTTTGGGCGACAGTGGCACCGTGCCAAAACCGCCAGAAGATCGGACTAACCTTAAGAACGTATGAAATTCCGCAAAAAACCAGTTGTAATATCAGCGGTCCAATATAATGGAACCAACATTGACGCCATCGAATCTTTCGTTGGCAAGGAGAACATGACTTACAAGCTCATGGACCCCAAGATTCCAGCCATCAAAACATTGGAAGGCGAGCTTACAATTTCCAAAGGGGATTGGATTATCAGGGGCGTGAAAGGCGAATTTTATCCCTGTCGGAACGACATTTTCGCCGCCACTTACGAATCTGCTGAATGAGCGAAACCGCCAAAGCGCCTGCCACGAACGGAACCACCAAAGTTCGTCCTGAAATCCGAATGAAGATTCTGGAAGCGGATGACGGCAAGTGGACTGCCGAAATCATGTGCGCAACCGAAAAGGGAACGGCGGAAAAATCGATCATTTGCGAGACCTATGAACACATGGTTAAGAGCGTCCCGATCATCCTGACCCAAATCAAAGAAAAATTCTATGCCCGCTGAAGCTCCTGTTATCGCCGCTCCGTCCGCCGCCGAGGCCATCTCCGATGCCGCCGCCATGGGCGGTAGAACGTCGTCCCAATTCGGCACCGGCAAGAACCTCGAAAGCGCCTTTGGCAGTTTGGAGAAGATGGCCAAAGAGCCGACCAGTGAACCGGGAAAGATTCCGCCGCATCCAGCCCAGAAGAAAACCGAACCACCGCCAACGCCACCCAAAGAGGAACCAAAACCTGAATCCAAGGTTGAACCTCCAAAAGAACAACCCAAAGACGAAACGCTTGATCCGGCCAAGCCTGCCGTCGATCCAACCAAGCCGAAGAAACCCGCTGACTTTCTCAGGGAGAAGCTTCAAAAGACCGAGCAAGAACGCGACACGTTCAAGGCTGAATTGGAAAAGGTTAAGACGGCCAAGCCTGCCGAGAATCCTGAAGTAAAAACGCTCACCGAACAAGTCGAAGCCCTGCGCAAGGAAAAGGCCAAGCTGGAAGACGAGTTCCGCTACGTCAATTACGAGAAGTCGCCGGAATACGCCGAGAAGTACCAGAAGCCATTCCATGATGCTTGGGACCGGGGCCGCAAGATGATGCAACGGTTAAACGCCGTTGATGCTGAAGGCAACACTGTTCCTGCCACGGCGGCACAGTTCGATGCCTTGATGGTGGAGTATATTCAGAACCCGGAAGCGGCGGCGCAAAAGCTGCATGATATGTTCGGCCCTCGTGCCGCGCTCATCACGCCCCACATGCTGGAAGTGGAGAAATCCAAGATCGCCGCTGATACCGCCATCGAAGAATTCAAGAAGTCCGGGGCGGAACGGGAAAAGCAATGGAACGAGACTTCATCCAAAGTCGCCAAAGAAATTGAGTCTCACTGGCAGACGGCCACCAAGCCCGAAAGCGTGCCAGAACAATGGAAGCCCTACGTGCTGCCGAAAGGTGCGGACAAAGACGGCAATCCAATCGACAAGGAAGGGGATGAACTGCTGGCCAAAGCGGTGGCGCAGTTCGACAAGGCTGCGACCGAGAACGCCCGCGATCCGAATCTGACCAAAGAGCAACGGGAAGCGGTGCTTGGCCGTGCGGCAGCAATCAGGAACAAGGCGGCTGCGTTTCCTCGTTTGGTGCGCGATTTGAAGGTTAGGGATGCCCGTATTGCCGAACTGGAAAAGCAACTGGCCGGATTTCAGAAGTCCGAACCGGGGGCCGGGGATGGCAAAGGCGGGGAGAAAGTTTCCACGATTCCTGCTGACACCATGGAAGGCGCGGTATCGGCTCTGGATAGGCTGGCCAAGCCCAAGTTTTATTGATGCTCTGGATAATTCTATGCTGCGTGTGTCTGGCTATCGGGTTGGCTGGATTATATTCACTTCTCTATTTAGAGATTGGAACCCTACGAAAGCGCCTCGAAAACGCCGATGCCCGAATCGTGCGCCTCGAACAAGTTGAGGATCGAAGACATGGGTTCGATCAGGCGATGGAAGAACAAAAAGACCCAAACATTATCAGGCTGAGATGTAAACCAGACCCATCATGCAAAAAATGTCACGGCAGAGGGACTATCGGGAAGAACACAAAGACTGGGCTTTTCATCCCATGCACGTGCTGTTGTTGATATGGGAACACTCATCAAAGTAAAACTAACGGATGAATTTTTCGAGTCTCTTTTCAAGAAGCAGGACAATTCCCATCGTTGCATTGAAGGCATTCCACAAGAGGCTAAACTGCTGGAAATCAAAGCCCATGGCGACGATTACATGGCTGTGTTCCAACTGCCTGATTCAATGGAAATCACGCCACTTTTCGAAAGCCGCACGTTCTAAATTTATGCTCAAAAAACCCACCCTCGTTGAAACGCCTCTGGCTCCAACACTGGTTGAAACGCCACTGCCTGCAACGCCGTTAGCGGACGTTCCTAACTATCCCGCTGCGCCGCCAGTGAATCCGACTGAACCCGTAGTCACCATGGCCGATCTAATGATGGAACTCTCCATCATCGGTGAAGTGTTCGCCAAACGGAAACTCTTCGCCGTCGTCTCGCTACGGCACCAGAACGGCCATTTCAACCTGACCTGCTCGTGGAAGGATGACACCGGCGAATCACGCGCTTTCGTCGGACGGAAGATCAGCGACTCGCTCACGCCCAAAGGGCTGGCTTTGGTCGTTGGGGAGTTGAAGTTGGCTGTGGGGATTTAATATGGATCGGCGCACTTTCTTTGCTAAGGCGGCAGCTTTCGTGGCCGGAACGGCGTTGGCGCTTGGGGCTGAACGCCACGTGCAGTTTCTAAAGTTGCGTCCAGCATGGAGGCGGTTAAATGCGCTGAATATTGAAACCTGTTGGTCATTGAAACCCGGAATGTTCGTGCGCTGGACGGATCATCCACACCGCTTCTTTAGGATTAGTAAAGTCCCTGAGTTCACTTTTGAACATCAAGGATACATCGTCGAAAACTTCAAGTGCGACAAGTTTTACGCTCACGCCTTCCCGCCGATGTTATGCACGAAAGCTAATTCAGACGGAGAAGTGTTGATTTGTCTTCCTACCCGATTCAGATCAGAAGAAATTGAAGTTTACGGTTGACAGCCAGCCGTTAATTTGATTGAATCTCACCATGCTTAGAGCGCATGTGACTAATCCTTAATTTTGCTCCGCTCAACTGCGCAGGTCTCCCCGACTTGCGGCTCTACTTTTGGGCGGGGCATCTCTGTTCATTATGAAAACGAAAAGAATCAGGAAGCCGAGAACGGCTGAACAAAAAGCCAAGTATGCCGCCCAACGTGCCGAACGAAGACGCAACTGGACCCCGGAGGAACGCGAAGCTGATCGCCTTAAAAAGTTGAAATATTATGCACGAAGAACACCGGAACAAATCGCAGAATATAGGGCTAAAAGTGCTGCCACGTTCGCCGCGATAAGCCCAGAAGAAAAAGAACGCAGAAAACTGCTGGTGATTAAAAGATTGGCTGAAAATCCCAAAGCAAAAGCCCGCATCTCCTACTTGAACAAATTGATTTACGAACGCCGACAAAGACGACCGGAAATGAATCTTTGCGCAGCAGTATTTACGTGCAACGAACCGCCAATCGGAAAACAGAAATTTTGTCTGTACCACTGGTGCCAATCCATTCGCGCAGCGGAGCGCAGAGCAAAACCACAATTCACGGTATTGGATTTAGTGAATCTGTGGAAGCTTCAAGAAGGAAAATGCATTATCAGCGGGAAACTTCTAATCCCCGGAGAGGATGCAAGCTTGGATCATATCCTTCCGATATGCAGGGGTGGAACATCAACCATAGATAATTTGAGATTCATCCACTCAGCCCTCAATAATTGCAAATGGGACCAAACCGATGATGAATTCAAGGCAACCCTTCGATTGATCCTGCCTCCGCTCTACGAATGGGCTAAAAAACATTTGACAGCTTAGTAACCATAACTTAGTAGTTCGGCATTGGGAATCACTTCGCGGCCCGCGATAGGGTGTGATTCCAAATCGGGTGTTTTCCCTCGTTAATGGAAATCGGATCGGGCTTTATCCAAAATTAAGTCAGCAGCGTTGGGCTTTCTAACGCCGGATTTCTTCGAGAGCCGTCTTCTTTCGATGTTTCACTGAAACCAAACCTGCGCCCCGGCATGTCCGTGGCCACATCGAAAGAATTTTACGGTCTTATGATCACTGCGTTTATGTTGGTGTTGGGAATCCTCCTGCTGGCCGGATGGATGAAGGCTGCTCGTCGCCTCTGGAAACTCGGATTTGATTTCAAACTGTATGCGTGTCCGACTGCCACAGTTGTGACCGGCTGCAACTTTGTTCAAAACCTCGTCGATCAGCAACCTGTGTACGACAAGCTCATTCTGGAAGATATTACTCCGGTGGACGGATGGATATTGAACATGAGCACGGGAAATTTTGAAAGTTACTCAGGTGTAGAGCACACCCTCGACCGTTTCAACGACGTGTGGCCGGACACGACCAAACAGTGGACCCGAACGCAATCGGGGAATTGTCTTGGAACGCCATGCGACAAGACTCGCCACACCATAGGCTGGGGTGCGACTAGGTTGACTTATTACTTGGAGGAACAGTCGTGGAAAACGCCGCTGTTGTGCTACGACCAGGACATGCACATCACGCACGCCAAAGAGCATTTCCGGCAGATCATCTCGGACATTCTGAAGCCTGCCACGAGCGCGATTATGTCCATGTTCATGCGCAAACGCGCTTTGCTGAACGCGGGCAAGACATGGGCGGCGGACAAGACCCAGAGCGATTTCACGTTCGTTTTCTCCACGGGACCGTTGGGTAACGAGGAAATCTACTTCGATTGCTCGGTCAACCCGAACCTTACCGGCACTTCGACGGGATTGGGCCTGCTCACCCCTCAGATGTTACAACGCCGGTTTGAACCGCTGATGCGCATCGGTTACGGCGGCAAGAACCCGTTCAAGGAGACCGCGCCGTTCATTGAACTCGTGACGGACATTTCCACCTGTTGGAGCCTTGATCGCCTTGGCGGTTCGGTTGGCGTTGGCGGCGGCAATAACCCGACAGTGATCGGCAACTGGCGCTTCGAGGAATGGGGCGCGACGAACAAGTATTGGCGCTACGGTTTCAGCGGCCAGCTTGGCAACTTCATGGTTCGCACCGATTGGGCCGGACTCCGATTCAACTTCAAGCAGGACTTGGGCGCGGGCGTAGGTGCCAACCGTTATCGTTATCAGGTTGTGTTGCCCTACAAGAACGTCGTTTCGAGTGGAGCAGGCGGCGCACAAGGTTTGCGGCGCATTGGAAATACCGATTTCGACGCGGCGCAGTTCGCCATCAGCTATATTTGGCACAAGAGAGGGATGGAGGCGCTTGTTGCCGATGCCACCCCGGTTAACCCGGAGATGCCGTTCAGCAGCCGTAATTTCGGCGGCAAATGGCAGTTTGTGATGGATAACCTTGGCGCGGACCAAAACGGTTCCGTGATTGAGAACTTCTTGCGCAACAAGGGTATGTTCGTGGCCGACTTCAAGCTGGCTATTCGCCCGCTGATGACCGAGTTCGTGGAAGGCATCTTCCACAAGCGCGAACCGCAATGTGTTTACGTGATTCAGCCGTGCAACAGCGATCCTGGCTATCCTACCCAGAGCTACGGCAGCGCCAACACCACTTGCGCGACTACCTACACGCTCACTCAAACGCCGAATCTGGCTGTTCATGCGGACGGCTCGACTTCGACTTACGAGATTTATCGGGACACGATTCAGTGCGACGGATCGCCCGTAAATCACGCGGCGGTTACTGGCACCACCACACTGGCGGCGCTTGTGGCGCAACTAAACATCGTGGCGGCGTTTCTGGGTGTCTGGACCGTGGACGGAAGCAACATCGTTGTGACCGGGACCGGATGCCAAAATCTGGAAATGAACTTTCTGGAAAACGTCCCGTAAGTAGTCGGTAAACTTTGGGGGTTGGCGGGATTAACCGTCAGCCCCCTTTAACCATTAAACCGCTTCCAGTCAGTTGGCGGGAAGCCGAAAAAATATGGCCGATTTTTATAGCGACGATTCCGCTCCTTCCGAAGCGCAAACTGACACCGAAAAACCCGAAGCATCCGATCAATCTGATGCCAACGAGGAATCGGAGAGTTCAGAGCAGACAGCCCTTATTGACAAGTCGATACTGAATGGCAGGGAATGCAAAGTGGGAGAAATTATTCCCATGAAAGTGACAGCGATTTACGAGGATGAACTGGAAATGTGTCCAGCAAACGAAAAATCCGAAAATAATCCAAAAAAGTCTTACATGGATCAGTCCACTGGAGACTTGGACGCAATGGCCAAATCGCCTACAGAATGATTCGTTTTATTCACAGGGCAAAACGTCTTCTCCAAAGACAATCCCCGGCGCAACCTGCTGCTAACAGTTTGCTGGCTAACTCCAAATTGCTCACACAGTTCAGCGATGCAGCCCGTAATTCCAAATACTGTAAAATATCGGTTTGCGCGTTTATTTCTGTTTTGCTGCTTTCGTGTTTCCCATCGCACGTTTCCAGGTTCATAGTTCCCGTTGTTGTCAATTCTTCCGATTGTCATTTCAGAACTTGGCCTATCTCCTACATCGTTCAAGAATTGCTGAAAGGAATGCCATTGAGGACACACCCCAATGCCCCTCCCTCCATAATTTTGGAAGTCTTTGCTTTTAGGATTTTCACACCTATAAATCATGCTGTTCCAAATTTTGAAGATTTGAGTGACCGCTCCGCTTCGAGCGTTTCCGTGTTTGAGAAAAACACGATCATTGACCTCTTTTCTTATGCAACCACAGGATTTAGTTCTGCCGAAAGTCAGACTTGCGAGACGGATTATCTTTTGATTTCCACACTCGCAGAGGCACACCATTTGCCTCTTTGGAATTTTGTTTTTACCTATAAACGGAGTGTGTTCGCTGATTATTTTAAGCTTTCCAAAGGTGCATCCGATGACCGAGAGTTTTGTAGGCATAACGATGACAATGACATTGTTCTGTTTAGCGATGGGCGTCCGGCTGTAACCGGCGCTCATTGCGAAATTATTGAGCGCTCTTGCTTTGAAATCAACAACAAAAGGAATTCATAAATGGCTGATGTTGCCGCCCTGCTTAACAGCGGTGGTTGTTTTGCCTGTCTGCCAACAGGGACGCGCAACGTCTTGCGGCTCTCCCTGATTCAGCAACTCGTTCAAGCCGATGTTATGACAACGGATATTGCAACCCTCCTGAACAATGGCGGTTGTTTCGCCTGCCTGACTGCCGGGGAACAGGCCATTGCTCGATTGGCCATGTTGGCGCGATTGGCGTCAGGACAAAGCCCAGATGTTTCAGTGACTACGCTCCTGTCGGAAGGCTCTTGTTATGCGTGCCTGCCGCCCGGAGAACAGGAAGTGCTGGAACTTGGGTTACTAACGCAACTGGTTTGATGAATGGCTGTCACGGTTACAACCTTGATGGAAGCGGCGAATTGTTTCAATTGCGTCACGCCGGGGATGTGGAGCCTGATCCGGCTGGCGTTGCTGGCCCGGATAGCAGATGGGAATACCGCTGTGGCTGACGTGGCTACATTGCTGGCTGAAGGCGGTTGCATGGCCTGTCAAGCTCCCGGCCAACAGCAGTTGCTTGAACTGGCGTTGCTGCAACTGATTCAGGAAGGCGGCGGGGGCGGCGGATCAGGTTGCGTATCGTGTGTCTCGACTCCCCCG